GAGACCCCCCCGCGCCATGGCATCCTCTGCCATTGCCCTCACATTCTTCATATTGGCATCCTTGAATGATACTGTCACAAAGGGTAGGCCAAAGAATCTGTTATTCTTATTGATTCGTGTTATATCCACAGGCTGTCCCTGCGGATCCTCGGTGGGCCACGCTGTAATACGCCCTACGTTTTTCGGCTCTAGGCGCACAGGGAAACTCAGGGGGTTCTCACCGCGCATATAACTCATATACGCAGTTGCCACGTTTCCCAACTTCTCTTCACCTCCCTGCGTGAATGTTCCCAAGGGCGTAAAAATATCGCGCTCAGAGAGCGTGGCCTTTCTGTCATTTATCAGGAGGAGGTTCAAAAGAAAGACAATTTCTCTGTAGGAGTTATACATTGGCGTACCGGTCAAAAGCATTAACTTCATATCTTGTGCTGCACGGAGTACCTGTATGAGTGCAGGTGTCAGCCGTTTTCCAGCCTTGGCCTCTGATATTTCAGCGTCACCACCCGCGGCATCCAAATTATCATCGTCGGTTTCACCGGGCGCATCACGGAGGTTATGTGCCTCGTCGATAATCAAAAGGCGACTGCTGAATTCATTTGTAAGAATTTTGGTCTCTTCCTGTGCTTTGCGCGTTTTATCGAGGCCTTTCGGGACACGACCGAGAATCTCACGAATATAATTGTAGAATTGTATGTATCCCATAATTTTGTAGCGTGAATTGATGGCCTGTGTGACACGTCGGGAGATGGCGTCCCTATTTTGTTCGTATTCGGACCCTGTCCGTTTCAAATAGTCATTTCCAGTGCACCCTCTAAGCGTATTCGGCACCGATTCATCTGTGCTAATAACAACAGCATCCTTGTCATAAATTGTCCGTTTAAATCCGTCCTGGATTGTTTTGGGTGCGACAATGAAGACCTGCATATCAGGATAGGAACGCAAATAGGCTTCCGCGGTGGCAATGGCGGCACAGGTTTTACCGACGCCTACTCCGTGAAAGAGAAGGGCCGACAGGTAGGGGCACTGGGGCGACATGAAACGACTAATGAATCGTTGCACGGGACTGAGTTCGAATTCCTCCTGCGTATCGCAGGGGTTCACCTTATTGGCCTGTTGCTCGGCAAAACTCTCCTGTAGATTCTCGGCGAATTCCTGCTTGGCCATTAACTTCTCGATAAATCTGGGGTCATCAGTGCCAGGATATAAACCAGCCTCCTTTTCCCATGTATTGATTTGAGTCCAGGGGAATTTCCGGCGACGCACTAGTTCGGTATATACACGCTGACGTTCATCCATATCCTTAACTGTTTCCCATAGCGTTATAAGTTCATCCTCTGTTTCATCTGCATATGATACTGGCTCTCTGAGAGTTTGTTGCAGAGGTGCCGTATTTGACTCGGATAAAGCCGATGCCCCTTCTCCTGTATTATTCTCAACTTCCATCTGCTATTAGCGGCTTAGAAATAGTAGATGTGCTCTCCGCATTAGCGATATTCGGTGTATTCGTGTGTAATTCAAAGGTTAAAAAGGGGCAATAATTCCTTAGCAAACGACTCACACTCAGAAGAACCTCCCGCTTTTCCACATTATCGGGGCGAATAAGTCCGAGAGCAGAATCTAGTGAGCACCAGCGAAGATCGCCCACTTCCCGCTGCATAATATTATTTGTGGGGTCAACTGCTATATCACGAGACACCGGCATGAAAAATATGAAATATTTATGACAGTACTGAATGTGATTACTGCCGAAAAATACTTCACGAATCGGCTCAAGATTCCGAATCGGAATCAGGTCCTTCTCCATAATTCCAGTTTCCTCCCACATTTCACGCAAGGCACATGCATATTCTGTCTCATGTAAATCACGGCGTCCTTTGGGAAAGCCCCATTCTGGAGTGTCCCATCCAGAACCTACAGATTGAATAAGCTCTCCCAGACTTGGCGATCCGTTTCTAAGAGTATCTAACTTGACCCGTGACTGCTCCCTCTCATGCCGATAGGAATGCGAACCCTCTACAGGCGGGCCCCAGATTCCCTCCCACAGCGTATCAAAGGATTCGGTCAAAAGGCGCCTCTGCTCATCATGTGTTGTAATCCGTATCTGATGTTTGATATAGTCAATATCACCGAGGCGATATTTTCCGCGCATTATATCGATAAATCCGAGGCTGTCCCGCCGCTGAATGAGGAGATATTCAATATTTGCCGCATTGAGCGCCTCGAGTCCATTCAGATTCGTATCAGATTGCAAGAGTGCCTCCGTCTGCTTGTAGCCATTTCGAACTCTGAAAATGATTGTGCCAAAACTGGTAATCGGCTGCAGACATTGTTTTGTCGAATGGCCCGATTCACCACAATTGGTGCAATATATTGTATATGTTTTTGACATCATCGAATACCTTATAGATTGTTAGCCTATATATGTTTAGACCGCGCTAAGCTGCTCAGGCCTTATTTCCCCAATGACAACAGAACGATGAGATTTCCTCCGAGCGTATGGGGCCCTCTCTTTTGGCACACAATTCATATAACGGCACTCGCATATCCAGTGAGCCCCTCTTACACACATAAAAAGGCCGCCAAGGAATTCTATGAATCACTGGCCCACCTAATTCCGTGCCCTGTTTGTCGTGAACACTACCAGACACACCTACAAAAGTACCCCTTAGCACCCCACCTGGATAAACGTGAAGACCTCTTCAAATGGACAGTGCAACTACATAACGAGGTAAATGAATCGATTGGAAAACCCCGAGTGACAGAAGCCGAGGCCATTTTTTTCTATAGGCGCATAGGTGCTCGTGGAACTACACCCGTCATAAATCAGGAAATTCTGGATGAATTGGATCTGCGCTCTGCCATAAAGGGCGGTCTAGTCGGCGGCGGCATAGTACTCAGCGCTGCTATAGTTCTTTGGCTGGCTAGCAAAGGTACCTCATAAGTAGAATGAGTAAGCCTCTTCGCACGGAAGCATATTCAAAGGAATTTAATAAAAGTACAACAACCGCTACAGATACACGTGCTCAAAAGGTAAAAGATGAAACTGCCGATGCAATAAAACAAGTGACTGCAACCACCGCAGCACTTTTCACATCAGGAACAGGATTTAAAACTATCGTTCAGTGGATGTTTTTTATTTCACTTGGCGCACTTATTCTATTTATATTGCTCATGATATTACACTATGCCGGTATTCCTGTATTTTCATTTACACCAAATGATCCAGGTTTAATACGATTACCAACCGCAGAAAATAAACAAGTTTGTAATACAAAAACGCCAGCAGTGTATAATGCAACCTATGCCTTTACAAATTTATTACCGTATGGTGTTACTTTTGGCCTTGATGTATTCATTAAAAGTGAATTTACGACAACGGTTCCCCGAGTTATATGGTATAGAGCAAATGGTTATGTCTCTTTAGAGAATACCGCACAAGAAAGTGACCTTCCCGCACTATTCCCCAACTCAAATATGGTATTATATTTGGACCCCCTGAAAAACGATTTGAAAATTTTATTACAGGGTATGACTGGAAAAACCGTCACGGATACATGTGTCGAAAATGTGCCAATCGGTAAATCATTTCGTATCCATTTTGCGCTAACGAGTCAAACTGTCGAGGTCTATTTTTCAGGACAACTTGTAAAAACGGTCACAATTAAAGAAAAATTATTAAATACAACTGCCGAATCAAACGTCTTTGGGCCTCCAAACATAGTAACCTCGGTAAAGGTTGCAAATGCAATGTACTGGCCGTACCTTATTTCACCAACAATAATTCTTGTGAGCGGAACAGAAGTGATTAATCCGTCAATATTTGTTTAATCGTAATAGAGAATGCAGAGCACATATCAAAAATCACAATTTGGAATGATATACATTATAATAATAGTCGTTATAGTTGCTATTGCAATAGGTATTCTTTTTATGCTTATGAAAAGCCCACCTTCAACAACAGTCTTTCGAGGACCCTTTCCCCTCTCTGCGAATAAATCTATTGTCCAGGCATCTGATTTTAAAAGTGTAGCTGAATCAACGATATTTTTAACAGCAGGAGAAGCAACCTTCCAGGCCTTCGTATATCTCGATACATTATCGAAAACAGGAACCTATTCGGCATGTGGAACTGCATCGAATCAGCCAGATTGTTCCGGCGGGCTATACGGAGTCTGTCAATGTACGAGTAGGAGTGATTGTAAAAACTGTGCACATGATGGCTACAAAAATGTTCTTTCTTTATATGGTGTATATCGTCTGGAAATATTGAATGTTCCAGATGCAAGCCGACAGAATGCGGTATCGGCGCAACTTGTTGTGAAAACCACTGCACCGAAAGGAGATGGTACGAATGATATATTTTCTGAAACAGTCCCTCTTCCCCCGATATCTATGCAAAAGTGGGTAATGATTACAATTTCTCATGAGGGCAGAAGAGTGGATGTTTGCTATAATGATAATATGGTATCGTCCTATACCTTAGAAAATACGATTCTAAACAGTAATTTTGATATTACATATGTAAATGCGGGAGATAATAGTGTGTCTGGTTCAATAGGACTTTTACGATTTTATCCGTCTCGTTTGCCGCTAACACAGGTATCTAATATATATGCATCACTCGTTGATACACGCGGTGCTCCGACTGAACTCGTAACAGATTCGTCAACCGTAAGTGCATCGATAACCGCACCCACGCCTGGAAGTTTACTAAGTCGTTTAAATGTGAGTGGTTTACGTGCACCCTCTATAACAATATCAGATATTGGAAATATCTATGGAACTGATTCTAAGATTGGCTCTATTTCATCAGTATATAGTCTCACGTCTCCATATGCGTAGGCCTATGCGGAGCCACGCCTCTACTTGAAGTAGATTTTACGAGTCTGTTCACCGGTCTAAAATATGTACTTCACTATAGAAATGGATTCATCAATAAAGTCAAATTCAGCAGCTAATATAATGGTTATGGTAATCATAGTTATCGCCGGCCTTATTGCATTATATTTTTTATATGGGTTTCTATTTGGAAATACGAGTGTACAGAGTACTGTAATCATACCAAAGGATATTATGGCAAATCGTGAACCAACTGGACTTCCTGCCATTCCCGGCATTTTTGAGGGTGGTGATTATAGTGTAAGCATATGGCTCTATGTAAATAGCTATAATATTAATCGTAATCGCAGAAAACACATTCTAGAAATTGGTGGATCAAACTTCTCTACTTTGTTAATTGCTCTTGGCGCCTTTAAAAATACACTCGTTGTACGCACACATTCACAGGAAGCAGATATAACATATTCAGGGACGGATTCGTATGGAAATATAACAAGGAGTTCCACATCGAATACAAATACGCCAAATTCACAAGACTCTCTTCGTCTTGACGGTTCTTTAACTCCATCGGATATTAAACTTCTCTTCAAACCCCTCGCTATGGATGATACACTTCTCGATGTGAACCCCACATGCGATTTGCCAGAAATTGATATGCAACGATGGACACATCTTGGAGTTGTTCTCAGTGGTCGTACGATTGACGTATATTTGGATGGAAAATTAACAAGGTCATGCATTACAAAATCGTATTATAAGGTTGACCCTACGGGTGTTACACTCAAGATGCTCCAGAAGGCCTCTTCCGATTCCGAGAATGGATTTGATGGACACATTTCAAATCTGAGCCTTACTAACTTTTCTCTATCACCCAGTGATATGTATCGTATATATTCGAATGGCCCCTTTGGAACATCTGCGGGTGTATCATCGTGGATGACAAACCTTTTTAGAGGTTCATAGTCTAGAGGAAGTTCTTATTTTGGAACAACACGTTAGAGATGGGTAACGCATCATCAACATCATATTCTACAACACCTAGTAAATCAGGAGAGGCAATATCAGGATTAATAGGCGTCGGTGTCGTATTTATAACTGGATTTCTAGCTGAAATGGTTATACGTTCGTCGACGGATAAAACCGCCCGTATAAAGGTAATACTTGATTATACCGCAAGTTCTGAGGATAATAATGTTGTTATTCACCAAAATCCGGCCAATTCTGATTCATTCACAATCGGTCTATCTGTAAATGAAATCACCGGTCCTGAATTTGCATATTCATTCTTTTTGTTTGTGAGTCCCACTACATTTACGGGCGACGATAATCTAAAACATGTATTTCACAAGGGATATACCATACCTTGGCCTCTAATGGGTCCGGCAGTATTTATTCGTGGTCACACGAATATAATGCGTGTAGTAATGAATACACATATGAATCCGTATACATATACCGATATCCAAAATATTCCGGTACAGAAGTGGTTTCATGTGGTACTAAATTGTTTCAAAGGGGGGCTCGATATTTACATAAATGGTACTCTGGCAAATCGTATTCCTTTTACAGAGACGGTACCATATCAGAATTTCCAGGATATACACTTTTTTTCACAGCCGAAATTTACACTTCGAGACACGGCAATTTCTGCACTTCCGAGCGGACAGCCAATTATAATTGATGGGTCCTTTAGTGGATTTCTAAGTTCATTCACATACGCCCGGTATGCGCTATCGATGAGTGAAATAACAGGACTTATGAATAAGGGTCCTTCTTCGCAAATGAAGAATTCCCAGAAACCCTTACCGCCTTATCTGGCAGATACGTGGTGGACAAATCAGAAATCTGCCTAAGTAAAATGGGGTTGGGAACTTTAGAATTTTACTATGAATTAATAATTCATAGTAAAATCCACCGTGAAGCAATCTGTCCACTTGAATTTACGCCTAAAAAGGCATATAACGATATGTTTAGAGGATGACAGGGGGTGGTCTATTTGTATTAATTGCATATGGCAGTCAGAATGTTATTTTAAGTGGAAATCCACAAATGACATATTATTACAAATTATTCAAGCGCTATTCACACTTTTCAATGGAAAATATTTCAATTCAGTTGGATGGACCAAATGAATTGCAGTGGGACCAGACTGTACAGTTACGAGCAAAAATTCAGAGAAACGGTGATCTGCTATCGGATATGTATTTCAGTTTCACAATTCCCGATATCTATAGTAAATATGTAGCTCCGCAAACGACGCACGGAGCTAGCCAGTATGAATTCCAATGGGTTCGATACCTAGGAGCAGCAATGATAAATAATGTAGCATTCTTTGTTGGTGGCCAGAAAATTCAGGAATTCGATGGAACCTATTTACTCGCAAAATCACAACTCGAATATGACACAGACCTTTACAATAAATGGCAAATTCTCGTGGGAGATATTAACGAATTGACGAATCCAAAACTCGGAGCCTATAGTGCAAATAGAGCAAATACATCCTATCCAACCGTCATTCAAGATCCTGTGAATAAGGCAGCAGGAGTTTCACAATTGAATCGTGCCAGTATTATTGGACAGGACATTCATGTCCCCTTGAATTTCTGGTTTACTGATGCGACATCACAGGCCCTCCCCCTTGTTGGCCTACAATACCAGGATTGCGAAGTGCAAATTACTTTAAATCCGATTCAAAGCCTATATAATATACTTGATGCGTCTGGTGCTCGTGTTGCACCCGGTTTTAAGATTGCTGAACAACCGCAAATAAATATAGATAACAATATCCCATCGTATAGCACAGCAACTGATGTCAGTGGGCAAATACGCTATTTTCTGACTGATGTTGGATATACGCCACCAGCCAGAAATACATGGACCCCCTTTAATCCACGTCTACAGTGCACATATGTATATCTATCAAAGGATGAACAGACGACATTTGCGACGAGACCTTTAACATATGTCTTTCCGCAATTAACAATCATCCCAAATCCAGGTATATTTAAAAGTCAGACCTTCGATTTAGATTTACATAATCCAATTACACGTCTCATTTTAGTTCCACGCCGTTCGGATTGGCGATATCGAAATGACTTTGAGAATTTTACAAACTGGTCAACATATCCATCTGCACCTTTTCGCGCAACGAAAAATATAAATCCAACATCATTGGTTGGATTTATCAGCGGTCTTTTTATTAATAATGCCCAGAAGGATATTATACGAAGTCTTAGGGTGCTATGTGATGGAAATGAAATTCAGGAAATTAAACCGGTGGATTTTTTCACGAAAATTAGCCCCTACCGCTATACAAGTGGAAATACAAATGCAGAGCTCCCCTTTTACACGTGGGCAATTTCCAGTTCAAAAATTCAACCGTCTGGTTCTCTGAATGCGAGTCGTGTTCGAAATCTGCAACTAGAGCTTGATGTATTCCCACTTCCTACCAATACAAGCTATACATACGATATCACAATCTATGTTGAAAGTCTGAATTTCTTCGTTATTGCCTCCGGTTCTGGTGCACCTAAGTATGTGTTATAAAATGACCTTAGCAAAATAAAAGAACAGGTTAGAGAATGTCACAGCCAGTGGATCCTGGCATTTTTGATCCTAAATATGCTATGGTAATGTCATTTCGACAACTTATAAAAGATATTGACCGAAGTCTTTCTGATATTTCGGGTGTACCGATAAAATCCGATGCGAGTGGTCAGGCCATTACGAATATGAAAGAATCATATAAGGCATTAGAAGTGAAAGTAAATAAACAAATAGAGGGATGGTCTAAAACCGATATAACCTTACTTAGTTCAACCCTACAAGAATATAAATCAGAAAAAGAAAAGCTAGATGAAAAGAGAAAACCCCTTTTACCAGAAGGCTCACTTGATTTATCATTTTCAGGATTGGCGCACAATATAGCACAGAAAACTTTACAGAATTTTGCAACGATTAGTGTGATTTCAGCCTTTATATTTGGAGGAGTCGTAATGAGCAATGTATATGTAAACGAACCCCTTTTATTACGTCTTTTCTATTTTGTATACGGGGCTGCTCTATTCCCATTCAGTCTACTTTACGGAATTATAAATACTCCCACCTGGCATGCTGCCGTGTTCCCCCTAGTTGAACGAACCAAATCAGCACTGCCACTATTTTCATATTCGAAACCCTCTGCTTATAGTGCGACCGGTGGAAATAAGATACCCTTATTATTATGCTGTGTGGTAAATTTGCTTATGGTATTCGTATCGCTTTCTCTTTTGTCTAGTTAACCATCTAAATCTGCAGCACCATACTTCTATAAGAGATGGTATCTGTAGCCGCACCGAAGAAACAGATAGATGCGGATTTTCCGTTTGTATCAGTCGTCACTCCCACATACAACCGTCGCAAATTTATTCCTATACTGCTAAAATGCTTTGCTGCACAGACATATCCGAAGGCCCGTATGGAGTGGATTGTCCTCGATGACGGCTATGATGGTGTTGAGGACCTCTTCATCGCCGCAAAGGCCGCGGGCCAGTTGCCTGAGAAATTCAAGTATATCCGCGGCGACGAGAAACTGAATATTGGGGCGAAGCGGAACTGGCTGAATCGTGAGGCCACAGGCGATATTATTATTGCTATGGATGATGACGATTATTACCCTGCCGACCGTATTTCGCATGTGGTGACAATGTTCAAGCGCAATCCGACGATTGAACTTGCAGGGTCGACGGAAATTTACATGTATTATACGGATATCAAGACGATTTACAAACTGGGACCCTACAATAAG